CCGTCTTGACGAGCGTATTGGTTTCCGTCAATTGGTGCTTCTCCGATACCAGCGTTGTTAGGGCTCGCCTCCACCCACTGATTCGTATCACCGTCCTCATACCAGACCCATAGCCTGCCCCCGTCATCAGAACTGTCCCACCACAAATCACCAGCGCTAGGTGACGCTGGTGGGCTGTCTCCAACAGTCACGCTGGAACTGTCACCACTGCCGCCGCCGATATTTGACGCCTGTACCCACTGGTTTGAATCGCCGTCTTCAAAATAGAGATACAACCTGCCGCCATTGCTATCAGCAGTTTCAGAGGAATCCCACCACAGATCTCCGCCCGAAGGACTCGCCGGAGGGTCATCGCCAACATGTACTGACGCGCCTTCTCCGCCTCCAATCTCAAAGATCACTCCGCCTGTGTCTTTGCTGTAGAGCTTCCTGTCTGCCAGGTTTAACGCCAGCTCTGCAGGCTGCAAATCACTCGCAACAGGGGCCTTCCCAGCAACAGCGCTGTTCTTCAGCTTGATCGATTGCGGCATGTCTATTCAGACAAACAACGCCCTATACAGGGCGCTCTAGCTTGCCGCTAACCAATCACCCCGCCGTCAACCTTCCCGTTCCATTCGTCCGTCGTCTCAGGTGGGCTGACAGACCCCGCATCAACAATGATTTGCTCCTTCGTTGCAGGTATCACCAAGAAAGGATGGAACCACCCACCATCGAGATCTTTCACCCCAACATCAGGAGCGACCCATGGGTTTTTCAATAAAACCCGCACCTGATTGACCGGCCCCCATGACTTGGGCACCGTGATCTGTTGGAACTCCGACCCCGGATAGGCCTCAAGCAATACATGAGAGGCCTTCATCAGATCAGCTGTCGTGTCCCATCCAACAAGCCACACCGACCACGTTTCAATGAACGGTTGGTGGCTGTATTGCAGCACCGGGTCCTGTACTGCATAACGACTCACCACAACCTCCATCCCTGCGACCTTCGTCCCGTTCACAAGCCGCTCACTATCGGCACGCACGGCAATGGAAGGGGTCTTAACCCCATTGCTCAACGTGTATTCACCAATGAGCGCATTCAATAAGGCCTTGATGGTGGCCCTTAGATCTCTGGCCGATACGCAAGAAGTTGTCACGGCGCCGCCTCATTGGACTAACTTGCCAGCAACAGCTCCCCACCGCTTACGTAGGCGTTGTGGTCAGACCTATTGAGGCGTAACTCATACGCCAGCAGCGGGCGGTCGACATCGCGCAACAGCACGACTCCGCCAGGTGGGTGCTGATTCACCGCTAGCAGCCCCTGCCAGTTCTTCCCGACCGACTTAGGTGCAAGCAGTCCCACTTGCCCGTCATCGCTCAGCAGGGCCCTCACTGACGGCATTCCCTTGGCTTGACGCGCAGCACTCAGCAGCTGTGGCCACACACCAATCAGCACCTCTGGCATCCTCTGCTCACGCCGCAAGGCCAACGCAACCACAGCCGCCTCAGGCGGGAAGCCCTGCGTTTCGTCCTTCTCGTGGAAGAGAGCGAAATCCTCGATGGTGAAAGGCTTTGGCGTCTTCTTGCTGTCTCGGTTGATGTTGGCCGTCAGGCTGGTTAGCTGAGCAATCGGCAACTCAAGCAACGCCGCCTGATCGCGCTTGATCCGCTGTAGTTGCTTGTAGGCCATACGCACCTTCGTGCGGAGCTCCCACTTAAACGTGGCGCTGCTGAACTCACTTGGGAACGCATAGATCAGCTCCCAACAGATGCTGGCGTAGTCAACCTCTTTCCGTTGCGACTCACCTTTGGCTGCTTTCCCAATGCTTCCTCCGTAGGCGCATTAGCGACCTCAGGCTCCTCTGCAGCCTGTTCGTCCTCTCCCAGCTTGTAAATATCCTCATACAGAGCAACTGGGAGGTTGTTGAGATCATCCCAATCAGGCAGACCCAGGCGGCACCGAATCAGCGCAGTCACCAACGCATTCTTCGACCGGTTGCCTTGTTCCATACACAGCTTGCGCAGGCGGTCAATTGCCTCTGCATTGCGCTCTGCTGCTTCTGAACTCTTGCCCTCAATCGCTTCACCCGTCAGGGCCTTCTGCACGATGTCAAAGGCCTCAACCGTTGAGATCTTCTCAGCGCGTGCGATCTGCTGCGCACAACGGGCACTTTCAATAAAGACCGTGTCTTGGCCTTGCATCTTATTGATGATCTCTGATTCGCCAACCGTCAGACCACCAAGCACCGGGAACTCAAGAATGCCACTAGCAGCATTCCCGCACCTGCGCATCTTTGGCGTAGCAGGTTGCTGAACGAATGGAAGGCTTGTCAAAGCATCGGCCCTTGGTTGTTTTGTATTCTAAGGATCTCGTCTTGTGCAATCTTCTTCCGCTTTTCGTCCTGTAAACGCAACGACCGTGCGGCCTGTTGCTGAAGCTTGTTTTGCTCTTGAATGCGGCGGTAGGAATCAGCCATTAGCTCAGATCAGTTGGGGGACGTGCTCCTAGCTCCGTGTTAGTGAAGCCAAGAGCCTTCAGTTGGTCGTAGCAATACCAGCGATTGCCCCAGTTCCAGCACAACTGAGTGGCATTGGTCAGCAAATCGCCAACGTTCCCGCTGATCTCCTCCAAATCAGCCTCTTCAACTGCTGAGGTGACGTTGGTAGGCAAGCTGCTTGGGTAGTCCTCACCCTTCGTGCGACGCAGCAATCCATCATCGGTCTGGCTGACATCCAAGAGGTAACGGGGTGGGGCATAAGCCGTTTTGGCGGTGCCATCGCTATCCGTCACGCTGACGGTGCTCTCAGTGATGTTGTCCTGAAATGCTTTGTACCCATTCCCGCCGCTAACGTCCCCTTTAATCAACGAATAAATGGACGGCGAGAAATACTTGAACAGCTCAAACCGATCCTCCGTCAGGTCAGCAACAGCGCCATGGTTTGCAGTCGCTAGCTCACCCAACCCATACCCATAAGGCAACACGCGATCACGGTTCACGTCCGCATACAGCGGCATGGTGTCGATGACATGTTGCTGATATTCGCTCAGGTCTGGATGGGTGAACGCATAGGTCTTGGCGTCGCTGGCCTCCTCTCGCTCCCAAGTTCGCGTCCAATCCTCTGTAACTGAATTATTGAACGAGTCGTTCTCATATTTGAATTTTCCCCAGTCCATCAACCCATAATTCACCGTTGTGTCAAAGTCCCCCGTGAACGCACTTGGGTGCAGCTTCCGCAGGTTGCTGATCACCGCAGCTGGTGGGGTGACCTCGCTGATCGTGCCGCTGCTGGTGACCTTGTAGACATAGATCGGCTCCCAACGATCCTGCACGTCATTGACGTTCATGGTGATGTCATTGGCCCCGATATTCAGCGAATCTGACCCGATGATGTCCCGGTTGGTGTTGTCGCAGTCCAATCGGCTGGCGGAATAGGTCCCCTGCGGATACGACGACAGAGGGTTGGTGATCTCAAACGACCTGAACTCCGTGCATTCAAACGTCCATTGATACCGATAGAACGCGCAGGCACCCAAGACGTCATCCATATAGGCCACCACCAGAAACGCCTCAGAGTCCCCATTGGGCAGCAAATAGGCATACCACTTATCTGAGCGCAGATTGGCGCAGGAGTAGCTCTGAAAGTTGCCTAGAAACTGGTCGGAAGGGTCTACGTCATAAACCCCATAGCCGTCCCACCTGTTATCAATGGGTGAACCGTAATAGCTCGGCACCACCTGAGAATCAGGCGAAGAGTTCCCCAGCCGTATCCGCCCCCACCATGTCCAATCAGCACCACTGCTGCGATAGGCCCCAGCGTTGACCGCCAGCCCGTCCTGATTCAGAAAGGTGCTCTCATCCCATTCATTGTCAGGCGCGGCACTGAACAGTGCTGTACTCATCGCGTCTCTCAACGCCGTTGTCCCGTAGTCTCCGACCGAATAGTTCTCCCAATCACAGCCCCAGAACTCGCTGTTGCGGTTGTACCCACAACGCAGCAGGTCCAAGTTGATCTCTTGGCCAAACCCTCCCGTGGCCGTCAACGACCGAATGCGAAGCCTTCTCCAACCATCCGGCACCGTCGTCGTGATGTTTGATGCCGTGATGTTGACGCCGACCAGCCTGGTGGTAACGAACGTCTCCCCGGTCTCTTCCGTCCGCTTCCTGGCAAACGCTGCCGGGTCATAGATCCCACCTGATGCATAGCGCGGGTCATCGACCAACCTGCCAACAACCTCATTCCCTGCATCAACACCTTTCCCAACTGCCTTCCGCGTCTGTTCGGCATCAAGCCGTTCACGCCTTACGGCATCTCGTAACCCCGCGCTTGCTCTGTTGTTGGCGTCACGGCTGATCGAGACCGTGATCTCAGTGCTCATCAGATGTTATCGATCAGAAGCTGGATCCGATACATCTGTGTCTGACCAGCCGCAACCGTAATTGAGGGGTCCTCAACCAAGATCGAGTGCGGGTAAGTGGCCGTACCAATCCTGATCACAACCGTGTTGAACGTGAAGCCGGAGCCAGTCGCAGCAAATGACGACTCAATGTAAGTGTTTGCCCCAGCAGTGCCGCCAATCTCCCAACGGTCATCACTGCCACTATCAAGACCGCCCTGAGGCAATGCCGCGACCGTGAAGTCTTCATAACCATCAGAGTCCGGGAGCTTTTTGGCATCCCAATCAGCAATCGTGCTGTTCTCGTCCAGCGTGCCATCGTTGACATGCAGGCTCACCCGGCAAGCAAGTCCTTCATAAGCAAGGCTCGCAATCCGTTTGAACTCCTCTGTGCTGATCGAAGTTGTCAGTGCCATCAGAAGGGGCCCGTCGGCGGCGTGAAGCTGCTCCCAGTGTAAATAGCCTTATCACGCGTCACACGCAATTCATCCATAAAGCCTTGCCAATACTGATAGCGCACGGTTTTATCACTCCACCTGAATTGATTTCCGATGCAGACATGGGTGATCAGGTTGGTGTCATTCATGAGGTAGTTGTCGACCAGTCGAATCCCGTTTTGATAAAGCCGCAGGGCATCTCCAAACTGCCCACCATCCTTTTCTGCAACGACGGCTAAATGCACCCACTCATCCAATGGGATCTTGGGACCGGTTGGATTTGAAATGCGTGGATTGGTCGGCTCATAGAACTCAAACCACGCCGGGTCACCTGCATTCTGATTGGCAAAGTCAATATCCCACCCCACACCGTCACCCTTAAATGACAAGAAGGTGTCAACACCCGCGTACTGGACACTGTCGCTGGTTAAGTAGATCCAAAATTCAATGGTCCAGGTCTTCCCAAACTCAACCCCTGTGCCAAGGTCCAAGACCTTTGACCCCCTGCTGTAAGGCCGCACCATGCAGCCATCCCCAAATCGGCTAGCAGGCGATCCTGACGGATGAATGTCTGGATATGGCGTTGAATTGACGTCTGCGAAAACAAAGCCATTGGGCGATTGATCGCTGAAGTCCGAGTCAAAATTCATCAGCAACCATGGGAATTCCAGCTCTGGCCCAAGGTTGACGCCGATTTTCACCCCGACCTCTGCCGTAGTGGCCGTCATCGTCGACGCTTCGACATTGGTCCCAACCTTTACCCCTACGGAGGCTTGTTGCGCGACGCCAAGCGTGCTGATCACATCAAGGCCAGCTGCAACGCCAAGGTGAACGATCTCCCGCACCGTCCCGTTTGTGCCATCAACGCCAACCTTCACCCCAAGCTCCACGGTCTTTGGCGGCAGGAAATTGGCTGATTCAGGATGGACCTTCACGCCAAGAGCAATTCCCGCCGCAACGTTGGCCTTTTCATCGAACGGCAAAATCACCTGCCCCTCACTGGCGGCTGGCAGCTTGCTGATGTCATAGCCCTGCGGCAAATACGTCCAAGGCGTAGTGCTTCGCGTGCTGCGACGGATTGGGCTTGTGCCCTGTGCGCCGATGTAAGCCGCATCAACACTGGCCACAATCCCGTCACGGCTGAACGTGAACGACAGCGAATTGGTGCAAAACAACCCTGAATAACCCTGCGCCTGGACAGAGAAGCCCGTATAGGGAGCAAGGTTCAACGCACTGGCCAGGGCCTGAATGTTCATGCCCAACCGGTTGCCCAGCGCTAAACGGTGCTGCACACGGCCAAACGTCGCCGCAATGGCCTGCGTGTTCTGCTCGACAACGTCCCCAGCACTGTTGAAATACGACTCAGGCAGATGCGGTGGGCGGTACTGCACCAAGCGGTCACCACCGCCTGCATTGCTGAACTGCAACTCAGCAAACTTGACCGTCCGGCCTCCACCATCAAGCGTGCCTGCCTGCACCCCCCGGTCAGATTCACCGGGCCTTTGCTGACCCTTGGGGTCATAGCGCTTCTGGCTGTCCAACTGCACATCGACCAACACCAGCGCCGCCGTTGCGTTGATGTGCGTGATCACCGCATCTGTGCTCGCAAACGCTTCTGCCGTCGTCGCCTCCGCTGTGCCCTGACTGCCGCCTTGTGTCCGCCCTGAAGCCTGATAAACCCGCTTCACGCGCCGTTCATACACCTGCCACTCAGAAGGGTCTTGACCAGCCTTCAACCCTGTTGGCACCTCCGCCTCACCCGCATATTCGATATTCACCTCCGTCTTCTGGACCAATACCGCCTCATTGCCCAGATCAACCGCTGATTCACCAATGACCCACGGCAGGCTCAGCCGCCCGGCGTAGACAAACATCGGCTCATATTCCAGCGTCTGAATCAGAATTGGCCGATTCTTTTCGTCGTAGCTGGTGGTTTCGACCGTCTCCAACGTCCCCACCCGATCTGTCGCAGGCGTAAAACCAGCACTAAACAACGCCGATGCATAGCCAGGCGACGACACCCCGAGAGATGTTGTGCGGCTATTGGTCCGCCCCACAACTGAGTTGCTTAGATCCCCAAACCCTCCTTCGTACAAATCACACTGATCAGTCAAATCGATTGGATCCCCGTATTCCGTGACAGACCGCACGGTTGGGATATGCGTAGAGATCGCAAAGCCGCCGTCATAGTCAATGCGCTGCGTGACCATCGTTTCAACGGTTTCGGCCTCATCCCATTTGGCATCATCTGGCTCATAGTCCTCCAGTTTCTTGTCGATGTAGGGGACTAAGACGATCGACGGAGCCAGCTCCCCGCTGTTCACCCCTGAAATGCTGATGATGTTGTTGGGTGTGAGCTGCTCGGTCTGCGCTGGCACTCTCGCCAGATTGATCACCTCAAGGCTGCCGCTCTCGTCGATGTAGCCGCATTTGGATTCGCTCAGCAGCAGGTTGCCGATCGCTGCGACATAACCACCGCTCAGGTCATATTCATCCATGACGTACGCGTTCTCAAGCGTCGCCGTCCCGCTGAATGGCAGTTTGCTGATGCAGTAGTCGAAAACGTCCTGCGCCATGATTGGCGGCGGGAATGCGCTTTTGTCCAATCCGTTCAGACACTCAAGCTGACGGTTGCTCACAAATGCAGCCTTGCCGTCAACACTGGGCGCCGGCTGCATCCCTGCCGCGTAAGTCAATGGGCATCCAATCGACACCTCCGTGATGTCCTTAAACGGATCAGCAAACGCACTTAAGACCTGAAGGTTGCGCTTGATCTTCTGCGCACCACCGCCCTCATTGAATGAGATGGTCACCTCAGTGCCAACGTCTGGCGTGCTGGCCCCTTTGATCGTGACCTGACCACGAGTGGTGATCAGCCCAGCGTTTTGTAAGTAGCTGTCGCTGATGCCGCCCTGGATAACGTCACCCAGGCTGCAGGTGACGACGGCACGGGAATCAATGGCAGTCATTACGTCTGGGGCTTAGCGACGGAAATGGTCACGGTGTAGAGGTCACTACGGACCCCACCGACCAAACGCTTTTCAGCTGATGCCGTTGGCGGCGAAACAGGGAACCATTCCGTTCCCGGCGTTGCTTCCGCTTGGGTCTTGCACGCTGCATAGATCGAATCCCAACCGCTCTTGTCCGTATCACCTACCAACGCCCTCACCTCCGTTGGCTCAGTTGGCCCGTTCGTGTAGCTCTTGCCGCCAGCAGATAGCTGCAGCGCTGGCATGTCTTGATATGTCTCCGGCGGCTGCCGCAGGTTTAGCGTCGTGCCCCACAAGGTGAACGTGCCGAAGTAGTCAACGCTTTCGTCTTTGCTGATTTGATCCTCGCGGTTAAACACCTCAACCTGCTGAGCAGCATTCACCAGCTCGACCGTTGCCTCCACATATTCCCCAAACTGCTCACCCTCAGGCGGCGACAGGAAATAGCACTCAACGTCCGTCCATTGCACCGTGTTGGCAAGCATTGAAACCTTCACCGTGCTGCCAACGGTTGCCTTGATGTCCTCCACTGGATCAGCCAGACGCGCAGTGCGCCACGTATCAAACACACCAAGCAACGCCTTCCATTCCGCTGCAGTCATCAGCGCACTGATCGTGACTTTCTCAGCAGTCAGGCCAAGCGTTGTATCTGATGCGTTAAACCCAAACGGTTGAACTGTGAAAAACCCTGCGGTATAGCTGAATGTTCCAATTTTCAGCGTGGTGATGTTAGAGCAATTCATGACAGAGCGTTTTGCATTGCGACCACATCACCGGAGGCGCTGCCGCCCGGTACGTTGATGCTAACTAGCCAGTCCTTTTCGACTAGCTGGCCAATCGTTGTCACCAACGCTGCGTTGCTCTCAACCAGTGGGATTTCAGCCTCTGCAGCAATTCGCATCACTTCAGCCAAGTTGTTATTGGCCTTGGTCAAGTCCTGATTCGCTTTGGTCAGGTTGCGCTGCGCCTCAAGTTCACCGCCTGCCGCTTCAATGAACTGTTGCAGCTGACCTGCACTCAGGCTGCCCAGGTTGCTGGTGTTGTTGAAGAAGTCGGTACGATCTGCATTGCCCAACGTCGGCAGCACTTCGTTTCTGATCTGCCTGGCACGCTTTAACAACAGTTGACGGCCCGCCTCACTCCTCCGCGCTTGACTGCCACGGCTCAGGAACTGACCGATGCCCTTCTTCTCACCAGTCAGGTAGGCGGCGTAATCAGATTCAGCACCACGCAGTGCTTCCTTCGCTTCCTTGGCGCTCTCCTTCGCACTAAGGAACGCGTCTTGGATCGTGGTTGCAGCGTCCTCAGCAAGTCGCAGTTGCTCAGTCAATGCCTGGCCATATTTGGCGTCTGCTAGCTCTGCATCACCGTTGATCAGGCTTCCAGGCGTTGCCAGCGCATCCTTGTATTCCTGCTGAAGCCTGTTGCGTTTCTGCGTTGCCTTATCCAGCTCCGCAACCGCCGCATAGGCCGCAGCAGCTTCATCACCCACGCGCCTCTGCATGAGGCTATACAGCAGCTTCTCACGCTTGGTCTGCTCTTTCTGCAACCACTTCTCATGCTCTTTCTCGTACTCCGCAAGCTTGGCTGAACGCTCCTCAGCGATCTGCGCAGCCTTGACTTTCTCGTCGACTTCCCCTTGTGCTGCACCTCTGTTTTGCCGCCGCCCAATGCTGATCTCTGCAATGCGGTCCCCAATCGCTAAACGATCAGCGTTGTTGAAAATCTGAATCCGCCCAAACCGGTCATACACCGCCCCCTTGATGTCCTTTACAGCATCCGTGATGATCGCGTCAGCTTGCTTGTTGGTAAAACCCTGCGCCCTCAAAGCTTCCTGAAAGCCTGCAACCGCCTTGGTCTGATCATTGTTGATGCCCAACGCCTCAAATAGAAACCCACTGCCTCCTGACAGGCTGTTGGCCCTTCGCGTGATCGATGCTCCCTACATCGCCTTTGTGAGATCTTTGAGCCTGTCAGTGATCCAAGGCAGCAGCGACTGCGAAAACTGAAGCTCTAAAGCCTCCCACTGCGTCTGAAAATTCCCAATTGCAGCCGTCGCCGTATCGGCATTTTCAGCCCCTTCCGCAAACGCACCGAGCCCCTTGGAATAGGCCTCAAAGAAATCAGCGCTGCTCAGGCTGCCCGATTCAACCAGCTTGATTAGCTCGCGGGACGTGATCCCTAGCCCTTCAGCAGTAGCAGCAAGAGCAACGGGGACTTGCTCACCCAGCTGCTGCCGCAGTTCCTCCATGCTGACCACGCCTTTGGACGCGATCTGCTGCAGCGCTAAAAACGCCTTCTCGGTTTGCTGCTGGCTCAGACCAAACGCAATCGACGCCCGGGCTGTCGCCTCAAAAACCTCTTTCTGCGTCTCAAGCGGAACGTTCGCAGCTGTTGCCGCCGCACCGAACTTGGCAAACGCCTGCGTGGTCTTGACGATGCCTGTGCCGAACTTCAGGCCTAGCTGCTTGGCGTAATTGGCGACAGCTTCACCGCCTTCACCAAACGTTCGGTTGAGCAGCGTTTGCGCCTTCTCAAGCTCAATCGCCTTGGCAACAGCGTCCTTAACGGCAAAGCCGACGGCGCCACCAACAACTAGCCCCTTGAGGCTGAGCAGCATTTTGGACAGCGCTTGATTCACCCGCAGGATTGCTCTACGGGTCTTCTCCATTGAGACTTTCGTCTGACGCTCAAAGCGTTTCAGGCCTCGGCGGATCTCGTTAAGCCCAATCAATTGCAGCTGAAGGGCTACTGTCCCGCCGTTTTCTGCCACTGCAAACCCGCCTGTAGCCTAGTTTGCCGGGCTTTTGAGGCAAGCTAGAAAAAGGGCATAAGGCGGTGGTCAGCGCTCTCCTATCACTTGAAAATTCAACCGTCGTCTTCAATGTGGCGACCGATCAGGTCGAAGAAGACCCTGAAACCGGCAACATCATCCCAATCAACGAAACGCTCACCTATCGGCTCTATCTGAGACGCGGCAGCTCCGCCGCTCCTAGCTCCATGCAGGGCAACAAAAACCGCATCCGTGAACTGCCCGGGATTGACGAAGAAAGTGCTGCGTATGAGGGCTACTGCATCAGTCCCACCAAGCTCGATGACCGCATCCGTGCTGGCACCACCTGCACCCTCACCTTCGCTGGCGACCCCCCGCACGATTGCATCGTCCAAGATTGCCGCTTCGTCTATGGCTCCTCAGGGCTACTGGGCCAAACCCTGATGGATGTGCTTGGGCACAAAGTCCGCCTGATCGCCAGCGACTATCTCGGTGTGGATAGCTAATGCCTCAGCTCACTGTCAAAGTCGACATTCGCCTCAAAACGCGCAAGATCGAAACAGCGGCGCTCTACTCCTTTGGGGTTTGGGTCAAGCAACTTGGCGATGAGTTCCAGACTCAGATCGGTGCAGAGAAATGGGCATGGCCCAATGAAACCCGCCGGAAGAACGGAACCATTGCCGGCACCATCCGCGACATTGTCGACACAGGAGAGCTGCAAGGCTCACAGCGAGGCCCTGGCTTTTTTGATGGAGGCCGACGGGCAATGTTCTTCTGGGATGCCCCCTACGCCGTCTATGCCCTCAAAGGGTTCCGCTCTTTCCGTGGCGATCTCTACCCGGGCAGGGATTGGATCAAGGGAGCCCTTCGCGAGAAGCCCCCTGCAAAGTACGTTGCGCAATACCTGCGCGGTGCCATCAACTGATCAGGCAGTCGTGGCCTTCTCCCAAATGACTTTATTGATGCCCGTTAGGGTGAAGGTCACAGCTGCGACGTTGCCAGCCTGAATGTCCTCAGAGAAGTCGGTGACGTACGCAACGCCTGCATGAGTCTCGGCGCCAGTGATCGGCAGGCCTGAGTCGCAATCCCCCGCAGGTGTTGGAGATTCGCGGAACCATTCCACCGTCTTGCCGGTTGCAGCCTCAAGGCTTGCCTCCTTCAGCAGTAGATAGCCCGCGTCCAGCATGTCGATATTCAACGTGCAGTCGACCGTGTAGCTCTGACCGGTCACAACAGCAGCACTCCAACCACCAGCGCTGTCGTCGTAGGTCTTGACGTCTTCAGAATCCGAACTGGTTTGGATGCCAAAGTTCGTGAGGTTCTTCACCTCAGTCATCCCCGTTGAATCGGTCGGGGCGTCCGAACAGGTATCCCCAAGCTTCACGTAGGTCTTGTAACCAAACGCTGCGTAAAAAGACACGGCAGGCACTGATGCTCAGTGATCTAGCTTGCCAACTCTTCCTCTTCCAATAAGCGCTCCATTGGTGTCAGCCGCTGGCATTCATGGAATTCCCACCCTTTGATCTCGTGGTCAAGGCCGGTAGTGGCGAAAATTGACTCTTTGACAGCAGAGACACTCACCCCCAATAGCTGCGCGACTTCTTCCAACTTGTGCCCTTTGCTCAACAGCTGTCGGGCGGCAATGCTCATCTCACGCACCTTGATAGGCGCAGTGATCACAAAGTTGTGATCCCGGATGAAATGGCGGATCTCACCAACCGCAAAGCGCGTGAAGATCGTGCTGAACTTGCCACGGCTTGGATCAAACGCCCTGCAGCTCTTCAGGAAGGCCACATCGATGCAGCTGAACACGTCCAAGCTGTCGACCATTGGGAAGCGTCGGGTCAGCTTCGCACCAAGCATCCTGATCAATCCTTGGTGTTGCACGTACTGCTCACCCATGCGCCGCCTCTCTTGTGGCGTCAATGGTGCAGACAGCCAACCCCCTTTTGGGGCCTTGCGCTTGGACTCAGCGGCAATGCCAAGTCGAATTAAACAGCAGCACTCAACTACGAACACGAAGCATCAGCCGGCTGTCACCTTGCACCGCAACACTGACGGTCAAGCAACCCAGCATCTGGCCCACCTGCGGGAACTTCTCAAGCACCAAGACTCCGCCACTGCTTGAGCTGCTGCAAGCATCTTCTTTCCAAGTGATCTCCATCACGTCCAACTTGAGCTTCTGGAGATCAGCGTTGGGGATGCCTGGGATCAGCTCACCCGGAGTGCCGCCACCGCCTGAACCACCAGAGCCAGGGATCGATCCAATGATGTAGTTCGGATCACCAAGCAAGGTGTTGGCAACCATGAAAGTTGCTTCTTCCACCTGCGGGGGGAAATCGCTGCACCCATAGCTGTAATCACCACAAGCAGCGTTCTGTCTTGGCCATTTCAGTGGCTGCGCCGGATCGCACTTGCTGCCGACATAGTCCAGCGTGTCCATCCACTTAGTGGCACTGACCAAGGCTTGCTCTTTCTTGGTGTCGTCTGTCTCTGTTTTCCACACCAGATCAGCTGGTGATTGATTCGCCAAAGCCTCCGCTTCCGCAAGGCTCAAATAGCTGTTATCAGTCGCGCTCCCCAGCAATGCGGCCAAGCTCATTTGCTAGCTCCAAAACCACAGCCCTGAGGAGCTGGTTATCTCTTCTCAGTTTAACGGCGAACTCAGATGTCTCCGTAGGCGTATGGGAAAGGCAGAACCGCCGTACCATCTCCAAATCCAACGCTTGCTCTAGCGATAGATCCGGTGCAATCCCCGGCGGATAGTCCATCAGAACGTGCCGCCATCAATCACGTTGCTGATCTCCCATTTGCTGCCGTCCCACTGCATGAAATCACCCTCAGTGGTGCCATCGGGCAACTGCGTCAATTGCAGCTCATAAGCTTTCAGCTGATCAGCAGTCACCACACGGCCAGCGGTGCCATTGGTGATCGCCGTGGCATCTGCCAGACGCACCACACCGGTTGCATCGGTCGTCGCGTCTTTGACGCTGATGATTGGCTTACTGGCCCCGTTCGTCGACGTATCAATCTCAATTGGCTCAGTGCCTGTGATCTCAATCAGGCCGCTGGCACTTGCGATCAATGACCATTCATTGTCATCAGATGACCAGATGGCTTGCACGCCAACAACAACGTCCTCACCATCAATTCCAGTCCAAGCGGCTGTGCCCGCTGTTGTGTTGCTGTAGATCCAGCCATTCTCAGGAGCCCCTGGCATGGCTCCGGCATCAGTGAAATCAGCCGAACCCTTGTAAACCGTGCCCTGCTCAAGAGTGACGTCGAGCTTGCCATCGCCACCAATCTGCAGGCCGTCGCCCACCTTGATGCCGCCCAGCACCGAAGCTGAGGCAATGGGCAGCGAGTAGGCGTTCGAATTGATCAGGCTTGCATCAGGAACCACCCCAGGGGTCCCAGCATCCAATTCAGCCTGAGTCGCGAGCTTGACAACACCTTTGACCGCATTGGTTGCATCAATGCCCGCGATCGTGACGTCATTGTTGGCAGTCGTTGCCGTCACACCAGTGTCAGGCGTGGCAGTGACTGATTTCACATACGTGCCAGTGCCAGGGATGAAGGCACCCTCACCACCAATAGCGATAACGCTTGTTGCTTCCCCTGACCCTGTATCCCCTAGGCCGTAATACAGGATTTTGTCGAACTCGTTGAAGGCCAGCTCAGCCGCTGCCAGCGTTGTCGGTGCGCCTGTTCCGTTGACGGCTGCGCGACGCTTAATACGGATCTTCTGAGCCATGGTCTAAGCCTTCTGTGGCCTAGCTTGCCTCTCCTAGAAGTTGCCTCCGTTCACCTGATTGGCGCCTACCCACTTGCCGCCAACTGCTTGCATGATGTCGAATTCGTTGGCATCAGGGACGCCTGGGAGCGTGTCCCAGTCGACATAACCAACACGCTCAAGCACACCACTTCGCTTGACATAAGTTGCCTTGGTGTCAAAGGCAAAACAGATCTCACCTTCATCAAGGTCAGCAATGTTCGCCTGTAGGTCAGCAAGAAGACCTCTAGCGATACAAATCGGAGTCCTAGGGGACGGAGTTGGCATTTTGTCTCGCCCTTTGGCCTAGCTTGCCTCAAAGTGGCACTTCAATCACCGTGAAGCCCTGACGATTCAGGTTCCGCCGCACGGCATAAGCCACCTCGGCATTGTCGCAGTCAATCACAGGGCTGTATTCCGTTGGGACATGCCCCTCAGGAATGCCTTCACGGGGCTCAACGTAAAGACGGATCATCCGAAGCATGACTGCCGAACGCCTGCCCTTATTTTACGGCCAAAAAAAAGAGGGGCCGAAGCCCCTCTGAACGTCTCGTGTTCTCCCTACACGTTACTGGCAAACGGAGAGTTCACCATGACCTTAACCACGGGGATCAGCTTGGAGGTCTGGTAAACCATATCCCAGTTGGTCCCAGTTTCAAGCTCATCATTGCTGGGGTTGTCGCCAGCACCCTTCCAAGAAGTGCCGAAGATGTGGAAGCCGTGGTGGTAGTTCCATTGCAGGACATCCTGCATTGAGAGGATGTTCCTGTCTGCCTCAGAACGCAGCTCTTGCTGCACACCTTCAGCCACAGATCCAGGGCCCATCAAGAGCACGGGATACTGGTCAGCACCGCCAGCGTTGACGGTCGGTGCAAGCATGTCGTCTTGAATTACGCGAAGCCCCATAAAGTAGGCAACTTCGATCGAGGGACCCAGATTGACACCGCCGCCACCCCAGACAATTTCCCCGCCAGTAGCAAGAGAAGAAGTGGAGAAAGTCAGCGCCCCAACTTGCATCAGGTAGGCATACACATCGCTGTGCATCGCAATAGTGGTGAGATCTTCACCACGCTCACCCAGCTTGTTGCGACCGCCAATCACGGAAGCAGCTGACAGGAAGTTGGCCTCAGTTGCACCGGCTGTATTGGAAGAAACGTCATAGACGTTATCGGCCAGAGCAGTGTCAAACAGACCCTCAAGCTGTGCCAGCAGGGTGCGGGTCCGCAACTTCAAGATGGCCTTGGCCATGTAAGAGCGAACAGCAGCCAGCGGGTCAGCGCCAGTGCCCATTTTGCTGAGATCATCTGCGGCGTAGCTGAAGCCACGGTGCATGATGGTCATGATCTGAGAATCCGCAGT